TTAAACCATACTCCTTTCCATGTCAACGTTATGGCACACCATGAACACATGGCCGAGGTTAAAGAAGCCACTAAACAACTTGACGTTGGCGGCATCCCTTACGTTGTACGCAGAATACGATGGACAGAAAAGCATGATTGGTTTGACGACTTAAAATATAACCACGAAGACCTGAAATGGATTATGGCCAGTGAAGCTACCGCTTCGGCTAACGTCCTTATCGACGGCGAAAAAGAAATGCACGCCAACGATGTAATTAAGGAACACCTGAATCAGTTCGAAGGGTGGAGTTGTGCTGCTGGTGTAGAAAGCCTAATGATAAACTGGGACGGTGAAGTACATCGTGCTACCTGCAGAGTAGGCGGAAGTCTAGGCAACCTCTATACTGGTACATTTGAACAGCCCAAAGAAAACGTAACCTGCACAAGAAAGTGGTGCACTTGTGCGGCAGATATCCCACTTACTAAGACAAAGAATGATTAAAACCGAAGCAATAACACTAGCAAAACCAGAAAAGATGATGGTTACCTGGGACACTGGTAGACGCTGTAATTACGACTGTACATACTGCGAGGCTACTAGACACGACACATATAGCCCTGTGCATTCCTACAACGAACTCCTTGAAACACTGGAGTTTGTCAAAGCGTACACCGGAATATACAAAGGCGAAGATGCTGAGATTAATATTAGCTTCACAGGCGGCGAGCCAACAATAAATCCAGACTTCTGGCACTTAGCAAGGCATATCAAGAAAAACGAACCTAACATTACATGCGGTCTTACCACTAACGGAGTGTGGCATCCTAGAAAGACAGATGAAATTATAGAACTATTTCAAGGACTAACTGTAAGTTACCATCCTGAAGGCAGCGAAAAAGCAAAAGCACACGTCTTAGAGAATATAAAAAGACTGCATGAATCGGGTATTTGGTTGCAGATTAACGTAATGATGCATGTTGACTATTTCGAAGAAGTGCAGAACGTGTGCTATATGCTCAAAGAATTAGGCATTACACATTCGCCAAGGCCCATCGGCGACGGTACTGTAGAACGCAGTGGATGGTTCGAAGACACCGATGGTACAATGCGAAGGACCAGTCATACCTACACCGAGGAACAACAGGAATGGTTCTTTGATTATATCGGGCAACCTAAACCGGCTAAAGAAAAGAAGGAAGGGTCTGAAGTCGGACGTAGTTGTTGTGGCGGAAGATGCTTAAAAGGCAAAGTGGACGGCGAATGGCAAGACGTCACTCATGTTGATAATAACTTTAAAGGTTGGCATTGTAGTGTAAACCACTACTTCTTGCACATTGATCAGCACGAGAAACTAGTGTACCATCATCAGACCTGCCAAGCATTACACGGTGGCAAACGCGGTCCTTTAGGTTCGTTAGATAATATTGATGCTATTTTTGATTACGCATCTAACGCTGTAAACAGTGACCCAATTGTGTGTCCAAACGATAGATGCGGTTGCGGTATGTGTGTGCCTAAGGCTAAGAAGATAGAAGTGTACAACTTGCTCTAAGACGGTGTTATTTACCTTCTTTGTATGCTAACCAGTCGTCTTTTGTGCAGTCTGAGCACAAAGACATATCAATAGCATCATTGTCAGAAAGGTCTATCTTAGTCATAACTTCAGACTTGTAAGTCAACCAAACGCCTGCTAGGTCGTAGTTCTTGTTTGTTCCACCAACTGCTAGCAACGCCGGGACAGACCCGCTTGCTAGCTTATTGCCGTCTTTACTAACTGTATAATTTAGATACTTAATATTGTTGCCCATTTTTCTCTCGCTTTAGTTACTGTGTCCTGTGGAACTGTGATATTGTTCTTTTCAAGGTGTTGTATATACTTTTGTAACTCACCAACTTGCTGATGATAGAAATCTTCTTTCGAACGATTCCAGTTATGTAAATATCTCCAATACAGTCCATTGCTATTTCTTGTTAGCAAAGCAAATTTAGACGAAGGATACGATGTAATTGTTTCAGAATCGTTAAGATTCTTAAGATACTTCATCATAGTTGCAATCTGATCAACAAACGTATCTAACAAATCAGCAGTACAATACAAAGCTAAAGGAACACCTAGTTCACCACCTAAATGGTTGATTAGACAATACACGTAATCTGTGCCGTCTAATGTCAAACTTTTATACCTGCTAAGACCAATGTTACTTAATTTAGAAACATTGATTGCGCCTTCGCTTGCAGCCAGATTGTACAATTCGGCATTTGCATGCCGATGCACATCCATATCTTCAACGATCAATTTTTCTGATGTCAACAAATACTCAGCGCCGTCGTTGCGATAATAAGCAGCAACTCCTGGGCCGTAGTGTACAAATCCTGTGTACTCTCCGAAATTAGCTTCTTCCCAAATATAATCTTCTTTGCCTTCGTGTCCTTGTCTTTGGCTTTCGGCGCCATGAAAGGACAACGCAGCTTCTTTGCTCCAGCTATCAATGTAGCCTTTTAAGACTGGAATAGTCCATGGTGCACTTGTTGTGTCGGTCATTTTAAATAAATCCTTTAACGTTTTTGTATTTATCTTCTTCTATAATAAATGTGCTAGCTCAGGAAAGACTTCTTTAGCGGAATTCCCACGAATTGCATCAAGTTTGTTTACGTACTCTTTAAAGCCCGGCAGTAGATAGCTGTTGTCTTGTGCATCCATATGATTCAACACTGCCTCCCAACGCTTCCAACCGTAAGGGTTAATCTTCCAGAAGTCGTCGTCTTGTCTGTAGTTGTCCCACAACCATTCTTTGAATTCTGCAAATATTGCACGTACCTCTTGCTTGTCTGCTTCAGGTAGAATTTGTATGCTCAGGAACGTTGGAATATATAACAAGTGCATGTTTACAAGCCCTCCGCCCATCTGTACTCCACCGGGCACAGTGCCTGCGTTCAGCTTCTTAAAGTTCGAACGAATCTTCCATTTCATAAACTCTGGCAGGTGTTTGATATTGAAAATTTGAATTGCTGTTGCTAGGCTGGTTTGAATGTTATCAGGAGTGTTGTCTAGCATGTGCAGTGTTTTTTCAACTTGAGCAAAATCTGTTGGAAAACGAATATACTCATCACGCTCATGGCTGGCATCCATGCTGATAGCAAACTTGACCTTTCTAAATTTCTTCCAAAGCTCTATCAACTCGTCGTCAACTAGCAGTCCGTTGGAGTTATATCGCAACAGAATCTTGTCTTGGTACCCTTGGCGTATGATCTCTTCGATAAACATTTTATGTTCTTTGATCATTAAAGGTTCGCCGCCAGCAAAATATACCTGTTTGAGATTAGGAATCTGTTTGTACATTTCCTCCCAGAAGGTATCTTTTTCGTGCCACTTGTTATTAAACTCGCTGGCATCCCATTGCATCTGATCTTTGACCTCGTCGATCTGAAGTGTAGGAATTAGTTTCTTATGGTCTGATACCCATTTAGAACTGTCATGCGGTGAACACATAACACATTTGATATTACAGGTGTGTCCTAGTCTTAGATCAAGGTACTGTAACTCTTCTGGTACTGTACCGTCTTCCTGTGTCTGTTCAATAAGATGAGGAATATCAACGCCGTCTTGGTCCCACGTCATTGTTTCCCATATACGCTTCGATACAACACCTTGCTTCTCTTCTTTGAAACACTTGGTACAACTCGCTGGCACTTCTCCGTTCAACATAGTAGTGCGAACACTTTTCATGTAATCATTGTTCCATGCTGACATAGGAGTATCCTTGCCAAAGTTTGCAGGCTTGCCGTCCTCCATTTTAACCAGTCCTACTTCGTGATCTGTGCCCGCACCGCTAGCGTTTGCACTGCAACACAAGCGCATATCGCCGTTAGGACGGGTAGCAAAGTGTATCCACGGGAGCACGCAGTACGTAGGTGATTCTGATACTGTTTCTATAATACGCTGGTATTTGCCTAAGGACGTATCTTCGGGTTGCATCCAGGACTCGTCTGACATTTATTTCTCCATTATTTGTTGCTAGTATATAGTCATAATTTACACAATTTATTTAGACTCTGAACAGACTGAAGATAAGTAGTTTTATGACTCCTTACTACTTTGAACTCAACAACTACATTCCTTTTAAGAAAGACGAGCTGTTAGATATTAGCCTAATAAAAATCCTTGAAAATATTGATACAGATAATTTTGTACGCAAAGATAACTACAGTGTCGATATTATAAATCAGGACTTCGTTGCGTTTTTAGTAGAACGAGGTATAGAACTACGCAAAGTTGTAGTTTGGCACTGGCTTGCAAAGAATCCTTACATTGCTCATATAGACTCTGGTCCAGATGGCGATACTATAACTGCCGCGATAAACTGGACACTTACCAAAGGATCTAAAGTAAACTTCTACGAACCGCAAGACTTAGAGCTTGAAGTAAAGTTCGGTAATCAGGACTTACCTGATTGGAGTACATCAAACGTAGGTTCCTACATTCCTATAAACGTTAAAGACGTAGATCCAATAACTGCATGGTCTAGCGAGGGGCCTTGTTTAATCAACCCTGCATTGCCTCATATGATTGTTGCAGAAACTCCAAGAGTTGCTGTGTCACTGCAACTAAAAGAAAACATACCATTTGATGAATTAGTTAAGAGATTTGAACATGGCCCAAAATAAATTATCTAAACAAGTCGATTGCATTAAGGACTATAACGAATTAGACACCGGGTGGCTTATTAAAAGATGGTTGCCTGTAGATCAAGCAAAGATAGAATCTTGGTACAGTGATCTACTTGAAAATTACGGAGATTGGGTCTGGACTTACAGCAAGCATAAAAATATGTGGAAATACGATCCTAACGAAGAATTAGGAAAGTTTATGGCCGACGACGCTTCGTGGCTAATGCTTACTTGGGGCAACGACACCAAAGGGCCGGTGCCGTGGATGCGTGCTATTGCCGAAGACAAGTTCAACCCTACAATGCCGCATGATAGTCTGGGCGCAAGAGAGTGTTTTACAGGTTATGCGTTAGAAGTAGTACAGAACTTGCCTGCTAGAGCAAGAGACATTCAAGTGTCTATTCACACGCCGGGAACTAACTTGCCACCACATCAAGACAGTCCTGAAAAACTTAGGTTCCATATTCCTATAGAAACAAACGAGCAAGCAACGTTTACTATAGATGGCAAAAAAGTTCATATCCCAGCAGACGGATGGATATACCTTGTAAATACCACGTACTTACACAGCACAACAAATAATGGCTGTAACACTAGATCACATATATACGGAGGTGTTATGACCGAAGACATTTTGAACTTAGATCTACAGAACTGCGAAACATTTTTATGAAGCTATTAATCACAGGCCATACAAGTGGCTTAGGCCAAGTCTTGTACAACACGCTAAAAGACAAGCATGACTGCACAGGCGTATCCCGTTCAACCGGATACGACTTGACTGACAGAAAAACTGTAAAAGACATTGTCGAAATGTCTTTAGACTATGACCACGTGTTGAATGTGTGCAAAATTTTTCCGGCACAAGTCGACTTACTGTTAGAGATTCACAAGATGTGGGAGCAGAATAACAAGAACGGTAAGATTGTTAGTATAGGCGGATTGACCACAGAATTTTCGTGGAACTTAATTAGGCAAGCTCCTATTCATCAAACAGATTACATTGCTGCGAAACACGCTTTACTCAAAGCACATCAGGATCTAAGTGTAATTCATCCCTATAACAACCAGCCGCAAAGTGTATTAATACGTCCGTTAAATATCGGCACAAAAGACCAGGAGAGATCGGACGAACCATTTAACACAGAAGAAGAAATTGCAGACCTTGTAAAACTTGTATTAGAAAAAGACTTCTATATATCGACCATTGACGTGAGGAGACTAAAGTGTTCTTGACACCGCAGTCTGCGGTGGACAGCAACCTATTACTCAGCAACCTAATTACCTTTCAGAAAGATTACGAGTTCCTGCGAGATAACCGTATGTTCTATGACTACAACAATATGGATGACATTGTTGAAAATCGTCGAGACACGGGACATTTTTGGCAGGTTGCTCCTTTTATCTATAACAAGGAATTGCTTAGCGGATTGCCCGACGAGTTTGCTAATCTTGAAACTGTAAAAATTATTCAGTCATTAAAAGTGCAGCCTATTCTTGCTACGTTTTCTGTATTAAAGCCCTATAGCAAAATAGACGACCACGAAGATCATGACGAAGATTGTATTGCAGGAGTAGACGACACTTATGTAATAAAGTATCATCTAGGTATTGACGTAACCGGAACGGCTGGTCTTGTAGTGAATAACGAAGCAAGCACGGTCGAAACAGGCAAATTAAATGTATTCAACGAAAGTATGCCGCATTATGCATACAACAATTCTAGCAAGGATAGATGCGTTCTAATACTTTCATTTTTAGCGAGTGACTTATATGAGTGATTTTGAGATAGTACCCTGGACGCAAGAACTTAACTTATCTGACTTTTACAAAGAAGCAGGACGCAGAGGATTCTCTAACAATTCTTCACAAAGAATGTTAGTGGATTGTTTTAGAAACGAACGCGAGAAACAAACTTGGCTCTTGTATTATAGAGGCGAAGCTATAGGCTCTGTAGTTGCACATTCGTTTGACGACGTTATGGAATCGAACAGTTACCGCATAGCTGCAAGAACTTGCGTGTTTACAGACAGATTAAAAGGAATGACTTACGCTAATGGCCTTAGGGGCATCTATGTTATTACTAAGCATCAAAACCCAACAGCACAATTTCTTATTCCTGCATGTATAGACTGGTGTCCACCTGATGCCAAACTGTACATTACTTCAAATGAGTTAGAGGCCGGAACTCAACAAAGAGTGCACAAAATATTCGGACCTGCCTTGGAAAAGACTGGCGTTATGAAACCTGTAAAAGAAGTGAACTACCGAGGCACTGATCAAACCGTATGGCAGTTTGACCAGGACCTGTTTTTAGAGCAATTAGATTTTGCTGGTAGATGGTAATTTAAAGTTCTGAATGTTTGCTGTATCAACAAAATCAGTTATGATCTCTTTGTATCTACTCTTGTAAGGCTCTTGTAAGTAAGGCTGCCAAAAACCGTCCTGCAGGTTCGAGTAGTCATGTTGTATACGGTAACACAACCGATCTTTGATATCGCCTAACCTTCTGTGCAAAGTAATTGAATTATCGAACATTAACAAATCATTATTGCTCTTATATTCGTGATCGTAAATGTACTTATCAACGAACAACTCCTTATTAATCTCATCAAACACTTTCTGACTGTCTTCTTCTGACATACCTTTGATGCTGTAAATTGTGTTTACAGAGTAATGCAAGCCTTTGATGCCGCCTGGACTTTGAATTACTATCGGTATTTCAACACCGTCCGTAGGACACATATTACTGTGCATTACTTCGTCTTGTTCCATACGCAGTCCGGGATTGATCTTTCCCGGTGTAAACTTGTGAATCAACACCATTTCGTCAAGTTCAGAGCGAAACCTTTCAGAGACATTTTCATAGTAATCAGGAGTAGTTAAGAACCCAGTCGACGAACCAATCATATTCTCGGCGCCTAGTAGACTAACACCTGGCGTAAATGCTAAATTGCCGCTTTCGTTTGAGTGCCACAGCAGTTCGCCTTCTGCAAACATACCAAGAGCATTGCCGTTCTCGTCGCGCCGGCCGCTTACACGCATAACGTGTTTGCCTTCTGGACTATGCTCTTGCATTCTTGCAATACTCTTAAGACGCAGTTTATCCACATCTTCTATTTCAGGACTGTCTGCTATTGATGCTTGAACAACCTGTGTCCAAGTCATGCCAGGATACTTTTTCAAGATATTGTAGCGTATTCCGTAGCGGGTATCTCCCCAACGCAAAACTCGATCTGTTTGCTTTTCCCAACCTAGGTTACAATCTCTAAGAATTGTAACGAGATTGTCCATTTGCAGGTTACCAATTTCCATCCATTCATCATCTGTTAGGTGATCAAAATCTACACCGTCGATGAATATGCCATAGTTTCCTAGGCCTGGTATCTTTGATACTTTCATTTATTTTTCCTCATTCAAAATTTACTACTTTGATAAACTGGTCTTTGGGTTTAGGTACATTTGGTACTTGCCCGCATGTTCGTGCACAGGTTATCAACTTGTTCTGCGTCCAATAGTAGTCCCACGCTGTTTGCCAACTTTCAGTACTAACAATATCTTTAACCGAATGCTCTAGTGCACTTGTGTTACCCAATGTTTGCTTTAGTTCTCGATATTGCTCTAACATGCGAGTTCTTATTTCTTTAGTAATATCTGTATCCGGAGCATAATTATAAGGCGTACTTGCAAGGAAACAGCAGGGAAACACGTTACAATAAGCATCTATATAGATTTCTTTGGTATGTTTCACGTAACAATCGATCTTAACATCAGCAAGAACATCTTTATAGTTCCTAACCATGTCATTGGTAATGTACGACAATTCAGACATACTAGGCGGTTCTAAATAATACTCAGTGTTACCTTGGGTGTTGAATACTGGAAACTTTGGGCTTCCGATGAAACGTGAACTATTCTTTTCTGTAAACATAGCAAAGCCTTCTTTTTCAGCTCTTTCCCTTGCTAGGTCCACTTGATGCTCGTTGTGCTTGAACTTTATAAAACACCATTCGGCTCTGCCGCCAGCTTTCATAAATGCGCGAGCGTTTTTAATTATGCGATTAAAATCTGTACCTATGCGATAAAGGTGGTGCGTGTCCTCTAAGCCATCTAATGCAAAGATTACATTATGCTGTTTGGGCATTGCCTTCGCTAAACGCTCCCACCAAGCTATTGTCCTTGCACTACCGTTTGTATGAATACGAATGTTTAGATCAGGATTAATACGAGCTGCATATTCAATCATATCAACAAGATCTGTGTTAATAATAGGATCGCCAAAATTGCCGCACATATAAAACCCTTTGATTTGGGTTAATACCTCTGGAGTTGCTATTGTTTTAAAATCTTCTATTGTCCAGGCTTGGTTCTTTATGAGCGGATTAATCTGGCCACCGTGATGATTGCGCGAACACATAGGGCACGCTGCTTGGCATTTGTTTGTTATCTCAAAATGTATATCTTCAAGCTCTGTAAATTTAAACATCTCTGAATCCAATTATCATAAATCTTGTGTACTTTTGAGTTTCTAACTCGTCACTGTAGACTATCTTCAGTCCTGACTGTTTTTCGAATTCTTTCAAATCTTTTGCGCAACGAACATGTTCGCCACAGTCGAAGAAGTCATTGCTCTGTAATACTATAAGTGCACCGCGCGGTGTTAACGTTAGCCATCGTTCGTATTCTTCTTGTGTCAAATGTTCGCAGATTGTATTGATAACAAGGTTAGCGTTATACCGTTCTATCAATGAATCACATGTGACTGCTTCAAACTTTCCTTGTATGTGTTGCCGCATATTTACTGTGCGGGCTATTTCCTCGCACTCAGGATCTATGTCAAACGATTTAATACGCTTGATGTCTATTTCACTATTAAATAGCAGGCTAGCTAATACCCCGTTCCATCCTCCGTGTATAACAATATCAGCAGGCGGCCATAGCATCTTTTCGAGATGTTCTACTAACCAGACCTTAGATCTTACTTGTCCCTTCCAAAAACTTTCAAGAGTCCTATATCGGTCCTCTGAGTTCCTGATCGCGTCCATCCAGAACAATACGTCTGCTATTTCTACTTTCATTCTTTACCTTGGGTATTTTTGAATCTGCTGAACTTACACACGTCGGTGTTATACAAGGCTGTGCACTAGGAAACAGCGTAAAGCCGTTGTCAATAGTTCCTAGTGGTTGATCGTGACAGCTATACGAACGCTTGACTTCGCCGCCGGGCTCTCTGATTATACAGCTCTGGTATCCTGCGTTACAATCCCAACCCTGGAACTTGTTAAACCCAAATGCGTTAAACCGCTCTGCTTGGTCAATGTAATATTTATTGCCCTGGCTGTCTTCTAGTCTAACTTGCGGCAGAGCCTCGCCTTCGTATTTTTGTGGAAATCCAATTTGAAGTAACTCTCGCTGGGACTCTGAGTAGCCCGACACAACAAAACTTGCTGTAGGGTCGCTCTGAGGCTTTAACGTGACGTTTATGCCTCTATCTGCAAAACGTTTGCACCTCGAGTAGTATTCGTCAAATAAATCCGGAACCATTACCTGATTAATTGTGACGTACACACCTGCTCGCTGTAGCTGCAAACACTTGTCACCAAACTCTTGCTCGTTGGCAAACTCTCCGTGAAAGCTGGCTGTGATACTGCGCCTGTCTAACGTATCAGTAACGGCCAGCCATTTCTTCCACCATTTGCTGCCCGGCGACATGTTTGTAGTCATGTGAATACTTTGATAACCCGGATTGTTATCATCTGCATAGTGTTCTATGAGTTCGCCGAAGTGTTTGTATGCTGTGGGCTCGCCGCCTGAGAAAGAGAAGTGAAAATCTGTAAAACCGTTGGCTCTTGCTTGACTTTTGATTTCGTCTATAGTTTGTTTGTAGACTTCTAAAGGACGGTGATCCGGAATGCTTGTACGAGCATAAGGCCAGCAGTAGGAACAAGCATAATTACAGAATCGGGCTAATATCCACGACACTGTAAAAAGGTTTGTATCTAATAGTGTTTGCTGACCTAAGCTCGTAATATCCTCAAATGGAATGTCTTGATAGCTCATTCGCTAGTTTTGTTCTCCTCTAAAAATCTTTCGTACAGCCACTCGAAGTCGTTTATCTTGCCCAACTGAACGCTAGACTCAATAGAAAGCCCAAATTCACGACCGTGTATAGCGCCTCGTCTTGCATAGGCCCCTTGACTCGAACGGCGTTCATCGGAGTTACACCATTTGTCAAGCCTTTCTTTTGTTTCGTCATCTATCTGTCCTCGTATTACGCTGCTTGCTAGTTTGGCACACTCTCTAAAAGCACTGCGCCATGTTGAAAACGGGTCTGTATCGAACGCGGTTACATTTGACACCTCCGGTACTGCTTTAAACTTGTAACTTATGCTGGTTGTCATGTCTGTTGAATTAATATCAACATTCTTTGTCAGCTCTGTGGGTAATAGTTTAACACCTCCGTAGCCGTAAGTCAAGTCATTTACAGGATTTTTGCTGCGCCATACGTGTACACAGTCTTTATCCCAATGAGCTACTTGGTAATCAAAATTGAAATCTTTTTCAATCTCGGCGTCGCCGTCTACTACCCAGAACATATCAGTATCGACAATCCCTGCTGCTTTGATATGGGCATTGTGTATGCCTTTAACGTTGTGTACACGTTTTGTTCGAGGAAACCTTTCTAACAACGCATGGTAATTCTTTTCTGCGTTTGGTTCCTTATAGCTTATGAACACAATATCATACGGCTTCGGCATGCTTGCACAGTAGTCAACTTCTTTTCTGTTTATTACAAAACGAAATTCAACTTCTCGGCGGGTTATTGGTGCATGCTTGCTAGCAAGTACTATACCGTCGAAGTACTTGCCGTTCTTAAATGCATGATTTTGTTTTCTGTCGTAACTATTGTGATGCGAAAAATACCAGTTAAAGTCGAAGTCATCGTTAACTTTAATTCCCGGCCAGATTATCCAGAACATATCCGTCTTGGACTTCTCAAGAGCATTCTGATAATCTTCGTAAGTGTTTATGTTGAAAATATCATAGGGCTTTGGCATACTTGCTTGAATGTCGATTTCTTTCTTGTTTCTATAAAATCTATAATCAATTTCTCGCTGAGTAATTTCTGAGTCTCTGCTGCATAGAATAATGCCGTCGTAGT